GACCGCATACGCATCAATTTAACATTCATAAGTTTAAGGAATCAAGTTGTGTCCATCCATTAACAGAGACCTCTGCCATGGGTCTATCATATGCACCCTCGTTAATAACACCAGAAGGAAATGTATTGAGGGCAATCGTAAATCTATCTATGTCGCTTTCATTCTCAACACTTCCATGCACCATGTAACTGGGGAAGAGGACAAGTCCACCTACACCAGGATGGACAAACTGTCGATTCTCTGAGAGCGGTCCACCATCGAGATGAAACTGACCCCACTCACGGTCTCTCACAGGGTCTAGGAAGACCGTAGGAGACCCTTCTGTGAGGTAGAAGATGCCACTAAGGTATGACATAGGGTGACGGTGTGGTGAATGGTGGTGACCACTCCTGGCGTCACTGCGATTTGCCCATGATTTATTAACCACGAGGCGATCACAGTGCCATCCATTATCCCTATGCACTTGGTCAACACATTTCTGAAACCATTCATGTATGTCACGAAACTCTGGAAGTGAATGCAACTGATCACTCGTGCCTACACCGTAAGGTTCGTTGTAACTACGATACTCAAGTTGCTTTAACTTCTCCAAGGTTTCCATGGTCAATTCCTTGGGTGCTTGGAAGGTCCAGAATCGGACAGGGAATAAATGGTTTACCTTATACTTCATTTCACCTCACATCTCATCATCAACTCAGTTAAGAATGCCACCATGTTGATCTCTTGGTCAACAACAAAAGCAGACTTGTACTGATACTCAGAGATGACCAGCACTGCTTCAGGAATTGATTTGGGATCAAAGTGGTTGTAGAGATTGTCATAGATCTTTCTCATAATAGCGACAGGCTCGTTGTCCATATTCTGAGTTACCCACTTCTTCATGTTGGTAAACTCTTTCTTACGAATATATCCTACGAGGTTGGTAATGTTGATGTCATTAGAGACACCAAGGATACCTGTATCAATCTTCCCAGAAGAAGAATACCGTTGCAACTCATTGAGTGTGCGACGGAAGTCTGGGAAATGTTTCTGGACTACCTCAGCAACAACCTTAGGCTCATAGTTGACGCCTTCACTATCTAGGATAGTTTTAACACGGTTGAAGAATGCTCCTGCCATTGTTGCTTTCTCCTTACCCTTGAGGGTAAAGTCAACAACAGAGCAGCGTGAGTGCAGAGGGGAGATGATCTTATTCTTGTAGTTACAAGTGAAGATGAATCTACAATTTTTCTGAAACTCTTCGATGCAAGCACGAAGCAGCAACTGCACATCATGTGTGGTGTTGTCTGCCTCATCAATAATGATTACTTTGTGCTTTGCCGTACTCGTGAGCGATACCGTCGAAGCGAAGACCTTTGCTTGATTTCGGACTGTATCGAGAAACCGACCCTCATCAGATCCGTTAATAACCAGATAATCGGTGCCCAAGGTTTCGCAAAGGGCTTTCGCAACTGTAGTCTTGCCAACACCAGCCGTGCCTGCAAGAAGAAGATTTGGAATTTCAGACTGCTCCAGAAATCCTTGAAAGATTTCCTTAGTGCTCTCGGGGAGAATACAATCCTCAATAGTTTTAGGACGGTATTTCTCAACCCAAAGAAACAGTTTGTCATTCATAATCAGGGCTCGAGGGCGATAAAGTAGTTGAGGGAGGAGTTGGAGAGACTGGAGAAGTTAGCAATGTTGCGTCGTGAGATGCATACATGGTAACTACCAGGGAGCAGTTTCAGATTCTCAACCTTGAAACAATAGCAGAAGTTGAGACGCTCAGGTGTCATTCGACCAGGCTCATGGAAGGTAACCTTCTTAAGTGGAAGGGAGAAGACATTAGAAGTATCATTCTTCTTGTCTTTCACACAGATACTGTACTCACCTTCGTATCCATAAATGCAGAGGTCTTCCACACCATAGACTTTAGATGCCTGCATCAGTTGCTCCAGGTCCTGCTGAGGCAGGTCGAAAAACAACTCAGGGTCAGGGAGGTCAGGGTTAAACTCAGGGACCTTACCGATGATCTCGGGGTCACTGTAGTAGAAGGTGGTCTTACCCTTAGTATCTTCATCATAGATCACAACCTTCTTACTATCAGGGAAGAAGAGAGTGGGACTCTTGAAGAGGGACAGAGCACCGAGGAAGAGAGGCAGATCATAGATTGCCATCTGCTCAGGGATGCCTTCACGGATATCCGTGGCAGCGATGATATTCTTATTAACTGACATCGTTTCAACAAACTTACCAGGCTCAATAAGAATAGACTTGTTAATGGCACTGAAGTTACGCAAAACCTCAATGGTCTGCTTGCTCAGTTTAACAGTTTGTCTTGCTTCAGGTTGCATAATTACTGGGGGTAAGTTTCGATTTGTGTGGACTGGTCGCTGAAGTAAATCAGCAACACTGCATAGTGTAGCACCTTCATGAGATCACGTCTAGCAGTGCCTTTCTTGTCATAGCGAGAGGCATACTTCAGGATGTTACTCCTGCAGAATGCCTCAGCGTCACCACAAGCATTGATGAGATCAAGGGTCTGGATACCATCAGGACCACTGGAGTAGTGTGCCCTGTAGGTATCCAAAATGTAGTCTTGCAACTCCTTGATGATCTCGTTTTCGTTATACTTGTTTGCCATAATAAACAGAGATTATCTATAAAGGATATCAGAGATCGAGAGGATTGTCAACGGAAACATCAACGTCAGCGTCAATCTTATCATACAATTCGATGAATGATTGCTTAGTCTCATCATCGAAACGGTTGAGGCACACCTTGATTGCCTTCACACGGTCAGAGAAGATGCTGTAAGCACGGATGATGTGGACAAGACGACGGGTAGAGATCACCTCATCGACACCACCATCCTTGAAAGTCTTACGGATGATGTCTGCCCATGCAACCAGATTCTTGATGTAATCATCGTCGCAGCAATCCAACTCCTTGCAGTAGTTGTTGAGCATCTTGGTCTCAAGAGAGGGAGCAGGATACTCTTGCTCAAAGGTGACAGGGAAACGCTCAAGGAATGCTTCGTTGAGCACGTTGGTGCCAACAAAACGACCGTCATCGCTGCCCTTACCCTTGGTGTTAGCAGTAGCAAAGATGTTGAAACCAGCAGCAGGAGACACCTGACGACCGATCTTCTTCAGGAAGACACCCTTGCCCTCAAGGATGGACTGCAGGCAGAGGATCTTGTTGGATGCAAGGTCAATCTCGTCAAGCAGCAGGACAGCACCACGCTCAAGTGCTTCGATCACAGGACCGTTGTGCCACACAGTCTCACCGTTGACAAGACGGAAACCACCGATGAGGTCATCTTCGTCAGTCTCTACAGTAATGTTGACACGGATCAACTCACGTCCGAGTTGGGCACACGCTTGCTCGACTCCGAGAGTTTTGCCGTTTCCAGAAAGTCCAGTAATAAAAGTTGGGTAGAAAATCTTGGATTTAATAATCTTCTTAAGATCTGTAGCGTTGCCAAAGGGTACATAATTGGCGTCCTTAGAAGGGATGAGAGATTCAGTCTGCTTCACAACAGTCTCAAGTTGCTCACGGACTTCCTGCACAGTCAGGTGCCACTTGCCGATGCCTGCTTTGTAATCCTTGAGGCGCTTCTTGACAGTAGCAAAGGAGCAGTTGAAGTGCTCAGCAGCATTCAGCAGTTGTTGGGTGCCTACGGTCTCACCGTGCTCAGCAGTAAGGTAGTTGATGATGTCGTCGGTGGTCACGGGGTGTGGTGCGAATGCCATGTGTGTTTCTTTGTTGTGTATGCATATATTATACACACGCATGAGGGGAATAGTAGTCCACCCATGACGGTTTTCTATCTGGCACACGCAGGTAGTTGGTCGCTACCCATGGTTTGCTTGCCACATAGCGTTGATATGCAGTGATAGTGTCTATATCTTCATCATACTTCCACTCATCAGGCATAGCGCGAGCAAACGGTGTGTGATCATCTGGACATCCGTGTTGGTATGTCAGCGCAGCAAGCGTTAGTGATGCGTGGCAAGCATGTCGTTTGTTGTATCTATATGTATACTCTTCGCATAGAGAAAGACCATGCTGAAGTAACCACTGGATATTGTGGTCAGACTCTGCTACCCACTTAGTGCATGGATGATTACGAAATGCACCCTTCTCTGTAGCATAAGGGGTCCCATCCTTCTTCAGGACAGGACCCTCATTGAGATACCACTTACTGAATACAATGGCGAGCATTTGACAACACTCTAGTGGCATTTTTACGATGTGTTTGTCTGGCAGACAAGTTGCTGCCAGGACAGGATCATCATCTACTGCAAAGATATTCATGCAATTTGTGTGATAAAGGATGAAAGAATACGCTTGTTGTTTGCTTTCGCTTTGAGGGTCTTCTTGAAGGCACGAGTGATCTGTGCCTTGGTTGCATCTTCCTCTACATCAAACTCTACATCATCATGCAACTTATTGCCTTGAATTACAAACAATTCTTGATAACCCATCATCGGTGCAGAGGCAGACTTATGCTTCTTAAAGTTAGCATGGACAACCTGCTTTTCCTTGATTGTCAGGGTATTGAAATTGTTGATGATGTAATTGATATCACGAGGAGTGCCGATACGGAAACCAGTGAAGTTACATTGTGGGAAGCGACCCTTCAGGTAGCGAAGGATAGTTTCAGTCAGGTAGTTACCCCACTTAGGATAGTTGTAGGTACGACCAGTCTTACGGCAACGAATTGACTCACCACCACGCATTGCAGAGCGATGAATGTCATCATCATAGGAAGACTTGACCCAGATGCCAGACCAGTTGCTCTCACCGTCAGACAGGACACTGACGTGACACTTCTCAACGCCATGCTTGGCAGTGAATTGAGGAATCAGTGTCTGTAGGCAGAGAAGTGCCTCATTCAAAGGAGTGCCACCAAGGTGGAGGTGGGGAGGGAGTGCATCAGGCACAGGACGCTCAAAGAATGGACGCTTGTTTCCATAGCGTTGCTCATACATTTGAGTAACACGGAAGAGATCGCGAGCATAACGGTCAAACAGACTGTTATTGAGATCACTGTTGAGGAATTCTACGAGGTGGAAGTATTCACCGATGTAGAAAGTATTTTCCTTACCAACCTTCTCTTCGTAGGTACGAATATCACCGTATGATCCATCATTTACGAAGGCATATACGCTGAATGGGATGCCTGACTTACGGCAGAAGAAGCACAACGACAGCAGTTGCTTGAAGGTGTCATGGAGTATTTCTGCCATGGACCCAGACCAGTCAAGGAGGAAAATCAGACCGTGATTCTTGCCATCAGGACGGATAGTAACCTTCTTGAAGAGGTCTTCATTATAAAGATACTGATGAAGTTTGGCAGTG